CAGCGTTTTTAGCTGTACCGTCCTTATTTTTAGGCTGTTTTACTGGCTTATTCTTGTAAACTGCACCAACTCCTACATTAGCGGCACTAGTTCCGCCAGCTGTAGCTGTTTCTGTTATGGATTTTTGTATAGTAGCAAATTTGCCAGTGCCTTGTAATTTCCTAGCAACATTCTGAGCGTGTTTTTTTGAACCAAATGTTTTCCATTTTTTACCGTCAATATGCACATCGTGCGGTTCATCTGGTTGTGGCTCTGGTTTATGATGTTTAGCCATATACTGACGATGTGCATTGACTTCATCATCGTCACCGTTAACATATTCATCATCTTCTCTTGGACGACGGCCAAATCCTGTACGACTGCTGTCATAATCACGTTGGTATGAATCCCTGCTTCTCCAACCTTCGCCTAATAAATCATTAATTTTCATTTTGTTCTTCCTCTGAATCCTGGACTGTTAGGAATGTATGCGGGTTCCCCGCCCATAAACTTGGGCAAACTAAACCACAATTTAAACCATTCGTCTGTTCCAGGTTGTATATTCTGCTCTCGTTCTATAATCTTTTTCTCTGTACCAGTTATACTGATATTACTTCCGCCATAAGGTTGCAGTCCTTTAAACTCGTTAATACCTGCCAGCTTCTTAAGACGTGCTAAATCATCCATTATTTTAAACTAGACCTTAACATCCAGCTGTGTTTTTTATGTGCATCTTGACGATCGGCTAAAAAGTTACTTAGTCCGTGATCGCCGTTTTGTTCGGCCATTGCAAATGTAATACGAAATATGCTAGCCATACGCTCGCTATCTTCCAATAGCTCTCGCAACATTTCTTCAAATCCAGGAACAGCATTTTCATCTTCTACTTTAGTAAGCATACTAAACTTAGATAAACTTGCAGGTGTATAAATTTGTAGTGCGCGAAGTTGTTCGGCAAATGTATCTATGCTACCATATACTTCTGTATAAATGCGTTCAAACAATTCATGTAGTTGTCCGAATAGCGGACCTTCTACATTCCAATGAAAGTTTTGTGCCTTGATAGCAAATGCATATTCACTGGCAAATGCTGTCTTAAGTGCTAAGTGATATTTCTCGTCCATGTTAAATTCCGTATTTGTTTGGTTTAGGTTTGTTTACAGGACTAACTTGATTTACAGTTGATAATTCTAAGCTGTCATGACTAGTTCGTAACTTAGTCTTGTGTCCTTGACGTTTAATTTCTTTGTCAAACCTATTATGTTCTTCAGGACTGAACGGCATAAAGAACGGGTGTTTACCAATATTGTCTGCGGTTGCAACGTTACGATCTCCAGCGGCTAATCCCATACCTAATCTGTACACACCGTAGAAGTCGCTTGGTAGTGTTTCTACACTAAATGCTCCAGGCATAGCCGCGTTTGCTTCATGAGATAACTCTCCACGATTACTTCCATATTCTGTATTACTTTGATGCTGGCTATGTGTGTCATGTGGATCTATACCTGTAGGTACGCCCATCTTACCAGTTTTAAATGTTTTAGGGTGATAAGGTGTAATGGGTTGAGTTTTCTTGCTAGTCTTTTCAATCTGGGCAAGTGTTTTACCTTGTCGGTCAACTTTACTCGGACTATTTGTACCAGCTTCGGTTGCTTCAGCAATAAATTCTTTAGCTCTCATATTATATTCCGTACTTATTTTTCTTAGGTTGAGCAACCGGACTTATTTTATTGCCGCCATCTGCTTCTTTACTTTTAGCAAATTTACTAATATGTTTGCCGTCTGTAGGAATAGTTTTCATAGCACCGCGGATCATGTTATCTTCTTCTTGCGTCATTGGGTGCATGGTATTGTATTTTTCAAACCAGGTATCTTTAGCACTATCTACAGGATGTGTACCTTTACCATCATGCATGGCCATGGCCATCATCATGCGATTCAAATGATACACACGATCATACCCGCCCACATCTCGGCTGCGGCTTGCACCTTTCATTACATTATCGTGATCGGTTGCTAGCTCGCTGGTATGTCCAGTGCCGGCATTTGGGTGACCTTCGGATATGAATTCTTGTGCTCGCATTTCTCTTATTACCTTATTAGCATATTTAATCGAATTTGATTCTTCTGCTACTGCTTTTTCTTTCTTAGCACGTTTAACTTTCTCTGGATTTGCGCCACAGGCTTCTACGACAGCATCAAAGTAGCTCTTGCCGTTAACTCTTAAACTAGGGTCCACGCCAGCTAATTTATAAAATGTTTGTTCGTCGCCTGCACGGGCGGCATTACGCAAGTCTGTAGCACTAGTTACACGGGGGCTTACTACATGTTCGATTCTAGCAAACTTGTAGTAACCATGAGTAGCTTGTTTGCCATTGTAGTCATGCAATAACTTCCCACTCCATTTCCAATCTTGTTCATCTGTAACATAAGAAATAGTAGCGCCATCACCTACTTGTTCAAATATTTTACTAGCTAGTGTTAACACACTAGTTTCGCCTAGTAAATGACCTTCTAACTCAGGATCGATAGCTTGCATCCATGCAGACTTAACATCAAACGGTAAAGGATCATTTGGACCAACAGTAGTTGGGTTAGTACCGACAACCCAAGTTTGCCCAGCTTCCTTAACTGCGTTCCATACTTCCATATGTCCACGATGTGCCGGATTAAAACGTCCAAAGCAAAATGCCGCGGTAGTTTGTGTATTTTCAAATAATTGTCTTAATCTCATTGCGGAGCTCCTGCGGGCTTCTTACCAGGTGCCCAGCTTGTAGGAACAATCTTAATATGTCCATACTTGTGATGTTTTTGTGCGTAACGTACATGGCCTTCACCGTGTGTGTCCCATATTTCTTTGCGTGGGTGCTGTTTAATGGCGGCATCTACTGTGTCTTTCATGTTTCTAATGCCTTTGATTAAATGGAATATAGCATCCAATCCACCAGGATGTGCCTGCGTCATGGCAATAATATGTTCTTGCTTTTTAGTACTAATACCTTTTTGTGTCATCCAGGTAGTAAAATCGTGACCACCGAGTGTGTTGAAATCTATTTCTTGATTAGCATGTTTATTACTCATGGCATTAAAGAATGGATAAAACACACCGTTCTTATCTGGGTCAGGTAAACTGCCAATAAATCCATCTATAACTGCCGCGTGTTGATTAGTATATTCAATCATATCATCTACAGAACTTGTATCTATACTAGGAGCAGTATCTGTATAGATAGGACCTTGTACAATTAAACCGGGAGTTTGATTAAACTCGTCAAAACTATCTTTAGGAACTTGTTCACGATCGCCTGCACCAAAGCTAGGAAATTCTGCATGACCTACTACCATTACATGTGCTCTACCAATACGTTGACCAAGTTCACTACCGGCATCTACGTGATATGTTGTATCGCTTAGTGGATTAGGACTAAACTCCCATACGCCTTGTGGATATTCTTTAGTTGGAGGTGTTAGTTGTTTAGGATTAGCCGGTTCAACACCAAACAAGTTGTCAGCATATACAAACCCGACAAAGTCTTTAGGTGTTGCGGCATCAAACAAAGGATACAAGTTGCTAAAGTTAGTGGCAAACTGTTTACGCTTCTCCATTTCTTCTGGAGTTTTCATATTACCACTTTTGTTTAGAATAAAGTCGTATACATCATGTGGGCTTTCGCTTTTAACTCCTTTACTCCACTGGTTGTGTCCTGCCAAGATCAGTGGCCCGCCTTTAGTTTCGCGTCCCCAATATACCTGTGGGTTACCGTCCCATTTACGACGAACAGTAGTTTTGCCTTCTTTTTCACTGGCAATTTCTTTAAAGTGATTAAGTGCTTCTAATGTGCCGGCAGCACCTTTAAAAAATACTAAATGTTCTGGATGATTAAACGGTCGGCCGTACTTTTCCATGCCGTCATCTGTACTAGCTGGTTTTGCTTTAGCTTCGTGGAGGAATAGTTCGCGTAAACGCACAATTAGTCCTTATATACGCCGTCTTGAATATGTTTTAAAGTTTCCGTGTGTAACTTGTTACATATTTCTGTGAAAGTATCTTCTTCTAAATCATCGGAAAGTTCTCTAATAGGAAACTTTTCAATATACATTTTGTAGCTGTTCTTAACAGCTGGTTCGAATATACTTTGCTTTGTATCTTTATTGTGCTCGATACTATCTATACAACGAGCAATCGCTGGATAAGTGTGACGACGATATGCGTGATCGTCGTTGTGCATGAAATGCATCAAATCTTCAGCCAAATCAAAGTCAATTTCGCGCTTGTTGCCCTTTTGTGCAACAAATTTTGAATCATCGAAGTGCCTGTCTTCTAGTAAATCACTCATTCGCATAGTTTAAGCCCAAATTAATAAATCAGCAGAGATCTCTGCGGTTAGAGTATTTATCGCTTTAGCTTTTAACAATACGCTCTATTTTAGCAATAGCGCCGGCCAAGTGCATTTTGGCCATGAGCAAGTTATTATCGCCCGTAATATAGAAGTGTGTTCCACCCCAACTACGCTGTTTTCCTAGATCTCTAATGCAACTTTTAGTAAGTTTACACTTTTTATTAGAATCTGCCCATTCAACAAACGCCAAGTTAGGCTGTACAGTTTTACCCATAGTTACTCTGAACTCGTAAGCCATTTTAGGCATTACTATAGTGTCATGCGCTAAACTCACATTAGGATCGGGCTGACTAATATATTTTACCTTAGTAGAATCCAACGAAAGTAGATTATCTATATCTGCTTTGTTGTTAGAATAGATAGTAATCCATGGACTTTCTACACGAAGTTCATACTGTGTAAATGTTAATAGTGTACTGGCTAAGTTAAATGTATAGTCTAATTCGTCTTGTGTTTTAATAAGAGTTGAATAGCGCCAAGTACTAGACTTCTTTTGATTCTGTGTTAAATCAACTAGTTTTAACTCTTCGAAAATTCTATCCATGTCTCTGTTTCTAAACCAGGACGCACCGGCACATATCAACACTATTTTGTATTGATATGTGCCCCGGAATAACTTTCTTGTAGTTTTATACTCCATTTTCCATTTCAACTAGACTAATTGTACTGTCCGACAACAACGGAACTTTAAGCTCCTTTGGTGTAGCAAGTAATACCAACTTATCATCTGCTACTGTAATAGCAACTGATCCGCCGTTCTTCAAATCTCCAAACAGCATTAGTTTAGCAAGATCTCGTTTGATTTCTTTGTCGATGACACGTTGTAGAGGACGAGCACCCATCTTAGGATCGAATCCTTTAACAATCAACCACTCGGTAGCTTCTTTGTTTAGCTTGATCTTAACACCCTTGTCTTTGACCTGTGCCTTAAGTTCGTCGATAAACTTGTTAACAACCTTAACCATGGACTCTTTGCCCAACTTGTTAAATGTCATAATACCATCTAAACGATTGCGGAATTCGGGTGTAAAGAACTTTTTAAGATCTTTGTCGCTGTATTCACGATCTTGACTTCCAAATCCAATCGTATTCTTTTCAGCATCTTGCGCCCCGGCATTGGTTGTAAGAATAAGAATCAAATTACGGCAGTCTGCACGTTTTCCATTTGAACCAGTAATAAATCCGTTATCCATGATCTGTAGCAAAACAGTTGTTACATCTGGATGTGACTTTTCTACTTCATCGAATAACAATACAGCATTTGGATTCTCTTGAATCTGTGTAATTAACAATCCGGCGTTCTCTTCGAACCCTACATAACCCGGAGGGCTACCAATTAGCTTAGAGATGCTATGCTTCTCTTGGTACTCTGACATGTCAAAACGTAGTAGCTTGACACCCAAGTGCTTACTCAGCGCCTTGGCAGTTTCGGTCTTACCGCAACCAGTTGGCCCCATGAATACAAAAGATCCGATAGGTTTGTTTTCTGACTTTAAGCCAGCTTGTGCAACCATAATCTTATCAACAACTTCTGTAACTGCAAGATCTTGTCCAAACACTTCTGCTTGTAAGTTATCTTGTAGTGTAGCAAGATTGCTAGATTCAGTTTCCATAATCTTTTCTTCAGGCATTTGAATCATCTTAGCAAGCTCAAATTGGATTTCACGCTCACCGATGATACGTTCATCTGCTAGTTTCAAATTGAAACGTGAACAAGCTACGTCAATTAAATCAATTGCCTTATCTGGAAGTTTCTTGTCTGGTTGATATTTGACACTCAACTTAACAGCCGCTTGGATAGCATCGTTACGAATCTTAACATTGTGGAATCCTTCATAGTATTTCTTAATACCTTGTAGGAT